TCCAGAATAACCTGTAAGGGGCTTGTATTTCTTCTTAAGGTGTTTGTACCTCTTCTTAGCCTGACGGACCTTCTGGGGCTTCTTAGACCCCTTAGAGTACCGTTTACCTTGTTCCCGTGGACCAGTACGACTATACATGACTTAGCGCTGCACAGACACTAGGTAGATGCTCTTGGAGAAGCTTATAGGCCCCTTCTGCAATGATCCTATGTTCCAGTTGTGTCCCATTACCACAACGTAGTTGACAGTAATGAATCCAAGACCGGATAGTACCGTTCATATACAGTCTAGTAGGTGTAGCTAGGGGTAGTACATCTCTAGCACATTCTTTAGCTACACCAAGTTCAAGCAGTCGATCATAGGCCCTATAGGCCGTTACAAAGGCTTGAGAGACCAGTTTATCAGTCTCATGAAGTACCTCTAGCGGTAAGTCATCAATACTGTTCTGACGGTTCTTAGTATCTTGCCTACGCATCTCTGGTAGTTCAGGTCTGAGTTGTACCTCTGCGTAGCGTTGACTAAACTCCTGGAAGCTGAAGGATCGGTGACGTAGTATCTGTGCAGCGATGGACCTTGTGGTCTCCACCTCTACGCACATGTTAACCATCTCAAAGGGAGACCAATGTTGATGCTCGATTAGATACCTAATGAGTCGTTGGGAGGTCTCAGTGTTTGACTGGTTAGCTGGGTTACTTACCCTAGCCATGTAGGTAATAAGTTCTTCAGCGTTAGGAGTAATGTGAATAAGTTTGACTTGGTGGGTAGTCATTTATGATCTAATTGGTTGTAAGCGGATGGACGAATGTCATCGTAGTTAGATGGGATATAGCGATGCCGAGTAGATACCGTATAACCATCATCATCAAATGATTGTTGCTTTAACTCACTATAAGTTTGTACTGCTCTAAAGACATGTGTAGGTGTCTTACGATATGTTCTACTCATACGTTAACGGAAGTGAGGAGAGAGTTAATAACAGTAGTGACGGTAGTGGGAGGAGCTGCGCTCCTAATCCCTCACAGTACTCACAGTATTAACCGTAAATAGTGTAGGTTAGTGGAAGTTTGTGTCTTTTGGTTATACAGTACTTACGGTAATAACCGCCTACGGCGTGTTCTACAGTAAAGAAGATATAACCCCCTCTAGAAAGACTTATGTTAACTTCCCCAAGGTTAACTGTCTAGAGAGTAATAGTAGCTGGTGAACAAAGATAAAGGAAGGAATAGACGTGTCTCGATAGTGCGTGCTAACGCACGTTAGAGGCATGTCTATTCCTTACCCCTCGGAGAAAGTGGTCCACCCTCCACTCTCCCCTTAATCGGGTGGGATCTGTTTAGGTTGCGGCTTAGCAGCCACTAGACCCATGTAGGAATAGAGCTTTTTGTCTTACCTCTAGCCTTTCGTCTTTGATCTAAATTCATCCCAAACACTAGGTGATTAGTAGCAGCTTGAGGGTCATCTAGGAATGTGTCTAATACGTCTTGCCACTCTTCCTGTTTACGCATTTTAACAGCTTCATAAGCACTAATGCCCATAGCATCTGTAAAGTATTTTACACCTTGTGCTAATGAGTCTAATCTGTCATCGTGTTTAACTGCACCCTTCTCACGACACATTCTACTCATTTGGTAGAAGAGCATATACAATAAACGTTCCTCAGGTGGTGCGTCCTTATTGGAAGAGTAGTCCCACTCCACCACCCCACGATCAACAATAAGTTTATGTTGATTCATGATAGGTTCTAGGGCATCAATGATACGATCTTCTTTACGTACATTAGCCCGTACTTCCTCTACGTCTATTGCTTGTTTAGTTTGTTGGAGGTGCTTCTTAAACAGTTCTGCGACGATACCGTCTCCGAAGTTTGTTTCGATGAGTAATTTAGTAACATTGTACCGCTTACACCCACGCAAGATGTCAAGAAGTGTATTGTCGCTATAACCGTCGCGATAAGCTCGTACTTCGTGAACGTAGAGAAACCCATTCTTTTGACTTATGTATGTTGCTGCTGTTTCATCACTTCCCCTACCACTTGGGTCTACGGAGCAGATGGTCTCGGTGTAGTCACTCCAGTCACCCTGAAGTTGCATAGGAGAATAGAAGTAATCTCCAGGTAGTCCTACGGTGGGGAGATCTTTGAGGACATTACGAGGATCAGAACACCACACCACAGCATCAGGTGCTTGAGTTGGATTAACAGAGGTAATGACAAGATCACTAAATTTAAGTGGGAACTTCTCTGCATCACTAAGTGTTGTGTCTAGCTGAAACTGCAGCATGAAGTTACTACGACCCATAGCAGCTTCACGTTCTACTAGGTCATCACTAGTAAAGCGATCAGGGTCTGTTGGTGCCCACTCCTCGACACCCATCTCAATGTCTTCTACAATCTGTGGGGATAGTAGACCTTCGTACTGAGATAGTTTATCCTTACGTGGATACCGAGCTGGCCAGACAAAGGGTCGGTAGTTACGTTCGGCTAGTTTGCGGTAGATAGTGAAGGTAGTCTGTGGTGTACCAAGGTACATGATACGACTGTCCTTCTTGGGTGTTAAAATGGACTCAGCCTCAGTACAGAGTTGCAATAGCTTCTCACGCATCATCTCAGTCATACTGTTACCAGGCACCTCAATGTCATCAAGAATCATCAAGTCGGCCCTGGAGCCTGTCAATTGACCGGTAATACCAACACTCTTAACGGATGGTGCTTGGTGAGGTGAACAGTTAACATCAAAGCTAATACGGCTCCATCGACTATCATCACTCTTAGGTCTAAGGTGCACTAGCCATGGTGTCTCAATGATCAACTTCTGAAGGAAGATAGACATGTTATCAGCACGCTCCTTAGAAGCCGATATAATCATAACCTTACGTTCAGGGTCATTGAAAAGTGTCCACAACACAAACGCTCCAGTAATCCAGCTTTTACCGACTCCTCGGAAGGCTTGAATCTGTAGTCGTTTAGGTCCGTGTTGTAAGTAGTCAGCAATGGCGTACTGTGCTCGGGTTGGAGAAGGAAGATCAAGCTGCTGCCACAGTGCTTGTAGAAACAGCTTGAAATCATCCTTGAGTGCATCAAGGACGTTCATCATACACCTTTCAACTTGCCAAATGACATTCCATATTGGGAATACATTTTGTTCATTCGTTCAAGTTCTTTACCTGCAGCCTTAGTGCCTTGACGACGCAATGTTTCAGCGTGATCTTTAAGGATTTGACGATCAGAATCACTAAGGTAACCAGCAATCTTCATCTCATTGCGCTTAGAAGCGGCTGTATTGGATGTTTTCATGGATTATGGTAGAATATACGTAAGAGCGCCTAGAGGCCCCTTGTAGAGGCTACTAGGCACCAATGGTGAAGGTTTAATCAGCAAGCTTTACTCGCGGTTTGATGTAGGCATTGTGGATACGTTCCACACGACCAATACCAGAAGTAATAGAGCGTAGTTGTTGTTGAGGATCCTTAGGTCTAATCCTCATCTCAGGATCATACGGCATGTTCATCAATGCCCCGATATTAAGTGAAGCATTTTTGGCTGGGAAGTAACCATGCCCCACTTGAGCACGACCCATAGGGTTTTGACCGTTGATATATCCAATCTTTAGGTCACGCAGTAGCTGTTGTATCTTCTCTTGAATAGTTTGTTGTTTAGGTTTAGGCATCAGATGTCCCTATTACCAAATACTTTACTAAAAGCACTTCTAATAGGATTAACAATAAAGTACTGAGCTTCATTTGTAATCCTAGCACCTACCGGGTTAACTACTTTATTAACCTTGGGCATTAAGTTAGTAACTTGTTGTACCGTCTGTTGTATGGCTTGCTGTTGCTGTTTAGTAGCAGCACCCATGCCACGTTTAACTTCACGCCATTGACCACCTTTCTGCTCTAAACCATAACCAGGTTTATCCATTAAGGTATTGGTATCAGTGTTAAGTGGTCGTAACTTACCACCAACATTTACCATGGTAATAGCCGGCTCAGGAGCACCTTGTATGTCGCCAAGAGGTGTGAGGGATTCAGCAGCAATAGGAATAGCTTCAGCTGGATTATCACTTAGTAAAGCTGTGGCAATACCTAGTCCAGCTGCTATGGGACCAGCTTTACTTAATCCTTTTGGCAGCAACCCTTTGGGCACACCTTTTGTAGTAACCGTAGGCCCTTTGGGCATTGCAGGTTTCACTACTCCAACCGGGCCAGCATTAGGGGCCTCTACAGTCGGAGCAAACTTAGAAATATCATATTGCTTTTGACCAGCCTTAGCCATTTCCTTGATGTCAATGCCTTCACCAGCTCGCTCACGTATGTAGTCATACATGGCAACTGGATTAGCGCCTTGTTTAGCCAGTTGATCAAAGGTGTAATTTAATGTCTCTAAATTATCGGTAGGTAATAATCTGGAACTTTGGCCACTTAGGGTTGTTCCAAGTAAAACTGAAATATAAGGATTAAGAGGAGACCCAGTAAGCCCACCCCTGGTGGGAACGTCTTGCATCAACAAAGCAGCCTCTCCCAAGCCTTGTACTTTGTTGGTAGCCATACCAAGGTTCTCTACCTCATATGTAGTTTGAGGTCTAAATGGATTCTCAAGACTACGACCAGCAGCCTGGTTAGCTCTAGCATATTCCTCTCCTGCTGCTGCTATATTACCAGGGGCACCAGAAGCAGAAGTTTCAAAGTGCCCAAGGTCAAGCTTCATACCCAACCTTCTACCAACCTCTTGAGCAACCTTTTGAGCATTGGTCCATTCTCTTCCTTCTAGTTTACTTAGGTCTTGAGCAGAGAATCCTTGGTTTGCTTTATTCCAAGCCTCTACTAACGCTGGGCTTTGAGCATCCCTAAACTTTCTACCAATAAGCTTGCCTTTGTTGTCGAAGAAAGAGCGAGGCAAGGTAATGCCCAACTCACTAAGTGCCTGTTCCTTGGTTCTACCAGCAGCCATTAAAGACCCTACAGCATCCGACACTTCATTAGGTGCATTAAACTCAGAAGGAATTAAATTAGCTGCTTGGTATTGACGCATAACATTAATCTGCCCTTGTGGGTCAGTAGTTGTATACGTCCCCTCACCTAGTACTTTTTTAATCTCACGACTTTGCTGACTACGCACAGGCATTTTACGTGGAGCCATTACTTAGCTCCCGACAACAGCCGACTCACCACGCATACGACGCTTACGTTCCTCTTCCATCTTGGCCATCATTGCCTCACGACCTGCACCAGGGCGTTGACGAGGCTTTTCGTCACGTTTAGCTTTAGGAGGGTTAGGCTTATTATTAGAGTCCATATAGGTACCAGAGGTTTTTGCTTTACTATAGTCTTTAGACTTCTGTGCCTTCATGCCAGTGTCAACATCAGTACGGAAGTTCTCAGCCTTAACCGACTTAGCCCGTGTACCAATAGGGTTTTCTTTAATGTCTTGTGAGGTTACCTTCTCACCTTTCTGACGGCGTTGAGATGCTTCGATCATTTGTTTGATCTCTTCACGCATCTCTTTTAGTGTTTTCTTTTTGTCCATGATTAACGAATGTGTGCTAGGATTAATGTTTCCCTATTGGTAGGGCCAAATGTATCTCTCATCCATTGTAACCAATTTCTACTGCCTTTAGCCTGATTACATTTCCTACAGCTGGGTACCAAATTTGAAGTAAGGTCTTCGCCACCAAGACACTTAGGGCGAACGTGATCAAGTGTAAGTTCATGTAATTCATAAGTTTCTCCGCAATAAACGCATTGACAGTTAAAGTATTCTTTAATTGCACGACGGTGTAGCCTTTTTGCTTCAGAGCTTGTCATCGTTATTAGGTTGTGGAGGTAGTGATCAGGACTAGGCAGGAGTGGAGTCATGTTACTGGATCAGAAAGTCATCCATACTTCTTACCCTTACGTGGGCGGGTACGATTAGCTTTAGGTGATTCTAGCTTGCCTTTGTTAGGACCAGTATGGGAAGCATCCATACCATCACCATTACCATAAGTACCAAGCTTACGGTTTAGCTTATTTGCGTTAGTACGGATCTTGAGCCCCTCTTTTGTCTTATTATATTTAGCCTGTTGCTTGAGGCGCTTAGCCTTAGCCTCAGGGTTAGACTTGTAATAGTTAGATGTGCGACTTGCCATACAACCTCTTCTGGATAAGTTCAGGGTCTACCTTAGGCATAATGGTAGCTAGTTTATCAAGAGGGTTACCTTCGTAAGCAACCCCACTGATGTCATTTTTAGATAGCCAATCACAAGCCGCCTTTAGATCAGCTGTAGAAGCCTCACCTGATTTAATACGAGCAAGGAACTCATTGGTTACAAGGTTGTGCAGTTCATTGAACTGATCTTCTGTGGCCTTCTTGTTAGCCATTTCTCAATACAATTTGATCTAGTTTATTTTCGATGCGGATCATGTGATCCTCCATCTTTTGTAAAGCATTGGCTAGTTCTTGTCGTGGCACATACTTCTCAGCAAGACGTAATTCAATCTCGTCAATACGTTTGTCAATACGATCCATACGTGAATTAGTTCTACTAGTAAGAGAAGCTACGCCACCACCAACACCAATAACAAGGGATGCAACTCCCGTAATAATTGCCTCAACCATTTTCTTTGAGTATACGTTGTAACTTGGCAGCATATAGTGGATCAGTCGCATATCCTTCTTTTACCAGCAATTGTGCACACTCATCAGGTGTAGAAGCACGGTTAACGCCTTTATAACCTTTGTAGTCCTTGTACCAACGATCTACAATGTAGGCAACACAGGCATCAAGAGAAGTAAAGTTCTTGAACCAGGCATCTACCTTAATTTCCATACCACCGACAAACTCAGTAGTTGAGACAAGAGTACCTTCACCATCCTTACCTTTAATGCCAAAGTAGTTATTCTTACCAGAGGTATGTTTACCATAGCCACTTTCAAGAGCCCATTGAGCAGCTACTACTTGTGGGAACTTAGCTCCTGCCTTAGAAGCGGCAGTAATTACTCCCTCCCAGGTGTTAGCGACAGGAGCGATAGGTTGCGGAGTATTGGTTGGGCGGAAGGTCATGAACCAGCCAGTCCCTTTACCTTCGACTTCCCAACGCTTTAGCCAATTAGTCCAGGAATAACTAACGTCCTTACCACCCCTACCAACGGTGACATAGCCGCCATTAACGTTATCCATCTCACCGTATGGATCGTGGAAGACACCATGTTCCCCAGTATCCCCAATCAGAAGCATCCAGTGGCCACCACCAACGGGTTTGGAGACATGACCTTTGTGGAGGATGCCAACAGCGACGGGATAGCCTGCCTTTAGCTCATTGAGTAGAGCTTGTCTTGTTCCTTTTTGGTAAAAAGAAGCAAAGACACCATACTGCTGACAGGCTTTTATTTGACTAGTGGAGAGTGTAGTATCACCGTATTTAAGTACTGTTCTCAAGTAATCATCATCTGCATTACTACCCTTTAATGCATCAGGACGGAGATACTTGATAGCCATAGCGCATGTTGAGCTAAAGCACATCCGATCTCCGTGACTTGTTGCACTATCTGTCTGAGGGTAGTACTGCTTAACTGGCAGCAGTACCATTACTATTTTCCTCTAAAGGTACGGCGAATACGACGAACAGTGTCATCCTCAGTACGTGTCTTACTAAAGTAAGCAGCTGCCATGGAGATAGCTTGAGTCACACTATTAGCTTTACGCTTTTTAGTTACACCAAGGTACTCAGAGGTAATGAAAAGGATGAAGAAAGCAAGTGTCTCATACGACACTTTAATACCAAGAATAGTAATCATGGTTAGTTAAAAATAAGGGTATCATTACCGGAGCCACCAAAGAGTGTATCTCCGGTTATTACAGTGCCACTGGTGACGTTATCAATAACAGGAATAGCGCCGTCAATCGAAGCACCACTTTCCCAGTTATTGAAGCCAGCACTGGTGACATACTCAGCAAGCTGCTCAGTGGTCTCTGTAAGGCTCAGGAAGCCCTCCTTATCGTTGCTCATGGCACGTATTAAGGAACGCCTCACAAGCACGCTCTGAGGGGCAGCTAGGCCTGTCTCAGAAGCACGGGTGATATACCAGTCGGTCTGAGCGAGTAGGGAGCCAGCAGTTGCTTTGACTTGAGCAGTCCACTGTTCGACAAGCTCAGTGTGGTCTTTAGGGATTCCTGTATCCCAGTAGAAGCGTTGATCAACAGGAATAGGATCAGGAGTCTCGGTAATACCAATCGCTTCCCTTTCCTCTACCGTAGCTAACCGTAGCCAATTAGAAGGGTACTGAGTTCCATCTTCAGTTGTAAAACCCCTATCCAACGAAAGGGGCTGATTGTTAAGGATAAACATGATTAGTCTTGTTCACTACGAGGGCGGGTTAGCGGGCGCGGGCGTATTGGAAGGGCGATTCGGCCCAAGCAAAACCGACGTAAGTGCCGCCGGAAGCGTTGTATTCAGCATTTGTACGCCTGATCTTGAATCCGTTACTTAGCAAGTCCATATAATCACTGGCCGATTCCGAATAACTCGCGTTCGGGAATAAGAATGCTGTTTGAGGGTTGTACCCGAGCCGTTTATTGTCAAAGATTCCCCAATCATTTGCCGAGTCAGTACGCTTCAAGATTATTAGCGCCGGACGGAATCCTAGATACACCATAGGGCCGTCAGTTGACCCATTTCCAGAGTACGAAAACGCGTTAGCGTACCCGGATACTGGGGCCCAGCAATACGCAATGCAAGGCTGACCAGATTGGTTGGATCCACTGTTGTTGCCTAG